TTGATAATCTTCTACTGCAAGAATAGAGATTGGGTAATCTAAGCCACCATTTACAATAGGCACACCATTACTATTGGTATTAATGCGTACAAATGCTGAATCAATGCTTAATGGGCGTTGATAGTAACCAGTAATCGTTGTAGAGCTAACATTTTGATAAATACTGACTTGATATGTGCCTGCTTCATTGACGTTATTGCCTGCGCCTGTAAGCATTTTTTGAATCTTTGTGCCAGCAGTAATATCTGTGCCACTCAAAATTTGACCTACGTTGATTGCGCCTGAATTGATGCCTGTAACAGTCAGAATGTTGCCTGCGATTGAGCCTGTAAAGCTTGCGTTGATATCACCAGTAGGGCCAATCGTATATTGTGTTTGACCTGGCACAATAGGAAATACAATCTCATTCTTGTAATAGACCATCATTTCTTCGTTTGACCATTGATCTACAAGGTCATTGAGCATATCAAAAGCATCTTGCGCTGCATCTGCGCTAGGACTTTCCCCAGCTTCTAATGCGCCTATGTCTTTTAATGCCCTAGAAATAATGTCTAAAGGAGTTGTCATTTTACATTCCTACTTTGAATACTTGGGGCTGCCAAGGTGGGATTACTTTGTTTTCTAATGCTTCTAATTGTTCTTTTAAACGCTCAGTAATGTGGCATTTGCCGTCTTTTTGAGCTTCTTGCTCAATCCAGTTTGCTACCATTTCTTCTGTTACTTGCTCAAATGCTGTCTTAGCAGTAGGACAGTCAAAATACCAATTACCTTCAGTTTCTACTGATTTATCGTCTTGTGTAGCTGTGACATGATAACGAGCATGAGTAATCACGCCATCTTTAGCAGAAACTTCTAGGATTTTCCAAGTAAACATTATTTAATGGCGTTCTCAAATGGTGTTAGGTCGTTTGAGCCGTAATACTCTGCGCCTTTTGCAATCTGTATAGATAGGTGAGCCTTATTCCTAGCTACGCAGTCTGCCCAATCTGCATCAGTCATATCTTCAGGCTTGCCAGCATTGAATAGGTTTACGCTATCCATTGCGGCAGAATAGTCTTTAGCTACTTGTTGTTCTTGGGTTAATTCAATCATCATTTATTCTCCAAAGCGGTTATTTTTGCGTTGAGTTCTTTTACTGCGTTGATAAGATACCAAGTCAAATTGCTTGCATCTACTGACATAACACCAGTTGATTCTGTTTTTACGCAGTCAGGAAGGATGGCTTGAAGTTCTTGGGCAATTGCACCTAGTTGAACACCTTTAATATTAATAGCTTGTTCTTTTGGCAAATCTGTAACTTCATCTGCTGTACGATATTCAAAATTACGCACTTTAATGGCTGTAATTTTATCCAATCCATCTGTGTTATCAACAATGTTCTTTTTAAGTCTTGCATCAGAAGTAATAGACCAAAGTGTAGAATTATTACCTTGATATACACCACCACCAGCATTAATAAATCCTGTGCTTGAGCCTTTACCAGTAGTTCCAGAACCAATAACTATTGTGCTGCTATCCGAACCAGCAGCAGGGCTTGTTTTATTACCAATAAATACAGAGTCAGTACCAGTTGTGTGGTTTACAGCCCAGTTTCCTGATTGGTGTCCAACATACACATTTGAAGTACCAGAAGTTGTTGAGTTTCCTGAATTGTGTCCTATTGCAGTATTTTCTGTGCCTGTTGTTTGGTTTAGAGAACCAGAACCAACAGCCGTAATATTTGCAGATGTAGTATTTGTATAAAGAGCTTGATAACCTACTGCTGTGTTGTTTGAAGCGGTGGTATTTGCTTGAAGTGCTAATATACCAACAGCCACATTGTTTGCACCAGTAGTGTTTGCCAATAAACTTTGAGAACCAACAGCAGTAATTTGTCCTGTAGTATTGGCATTTGCAGATTGATAACCTACTGCTGTGTTATTAGATGCGGTGGTGTTAGCATATAAAGCCTGTGTTCCAACAGAGGTATTGTTTCCACCAGTTGTATTACTATAGCTTGCGGAAATTCCTAATGCAGTATTTGCAGTGCCAGTTGTATTGTTATATAAACATTGAGAACCTAATGCAGTAATTTGACCTGATGTATTATTTACAGCAGCAAAATAGCCTATAGCTGTTCCATAAGTTCCGGTTGAATTATTTGCAAAAGCATTTGCACCTAAAGCTGTTTGACCAGTTTGACTACCACCACCCTTACCAACAGTAAGACCTGATATAGAGGCATCTACTGTGTCGGTTTGTTGACCTGTAAATGTTTGAGCAGCCAAAGTAGCTAAAGTGCTATTAACTGCTGGCACATTAAGTGAAAAATTGGTAGAAGGATTAGGGCCAACTAAGGCTGTTTGCCCACCTGCTGTTGCTTGAAAGACTAATTGACCCATGATTTTTTCCTATGGTGCTATATAAATTGTAGAAGCAGTTAACGCTCCTGTTGATGGATGATATTTTAACTTAGTTGAACTTGTTTTTAAACCTGTATTGCCTGATGATGCGCTGACAAAAGTAACGTAATAATCGCTATTTGTTGTTGTATCGTCAGTAATGGCTACGTTTGTAGCGTTTGTTGCAGTAGTCGCAGTTGTAGCAGTTGTAGCTGATCCTGCGCTTCCGTCAATGTTTGTTCCTGTTAGACTAATTGATCCGCTTGCACGATTTAAAGCTATAGCAGTAGTGCCAATATAAACAGTAGAATTGCCTAAAACACCACTTGGAATCGTTCCTGATAGATTTCCAGCAGTTAAACTTGTTAGCGATGCGCCTGATCCGCTAAACCCTGTAGCTGTAAAAATGCCTGTAGAAGGGTTGTATTGGAGCTTAGTAGAGCTTGTATATTCCGTTGATAGGTTTCCGCTTGTTTGATTTGCAAACAAAGGATAACGAGTGCTATTTGTAGTGGTGTCATCAGTAACAGTCGCATAAGAGGTAGGAGTAGTCCAAGTAGGAGTTCCTGTGCCACCTGATGTTAATACTTGACCTGATGTGCCTGCTGCGCTAAAAGCTGTTGTGCTTGCGCCTGATTGGTAAGGAATTGCGCCTGCTACGCCACCAGCTAGATTAGTAGAAGTCGTAGCTGTTGTGGCAGACCCTACTGAAAGCGTACTCTGAGCAACATATTGTGGAGCAGAGCCACTAGACGTTAATACATAGTTTGCAGAGCCAATTCCTAAGAATGTTGTTGCGCCTGCGCCTGATTGATAAGGCAAAGAGCCTGCTAAACCGCCACCAATGTTTGTTGCTGTTGTAGCACTAGCTACTGCGCCACTTACGATTGATCCTGATATTGATGTAATCCAGCTAGGATTTGAGTAGCTACCAGTTGTATATACGCCATTTGTGACAGTTGCAGCGTTGCCTGAAATGCTAATACCCCATGTGCCACTTGCGCCTGTGCCTGTCGTGCTAGGTGCGCCAATAGTGTTATATGAGATTGTAGGTGCTGTAGAGCCGTTATAAGTTATAGGTGAAGCACCGCCTGTGCCAGAGCTATTAAATGTAATGCTATTCGTTACAGAGCTTGCAGTAGTTGCTGTTGTTGCAGTTGCAGCATTTCCACCAATGCTTAATCCTGATGCTGTGCCTGTTAGCCCAGTTCCAGCACCGCTAAAACTGCTATTAGCAGTAATGGTAGTACCAGTAATAGCTGAAGCAGTAGAAGCTCCAATAGTTGTTCCATTGATTGATCCCCCTGTAATTGCTACGCTATTGGCATTTTGCGTTGACATTGTGCCAAGCCCAGAAACTTGAGTATTAGTGATTGCAATACTTGTATTCGTTACGCTAGTGACTTGACCTTGTGCGTTTGTTACAAAGACAGGAACTGCGCTTGCAGAGCCATAAGTGCCTGCTGTTCCTATGTTAGTAATACTAAATGTATTAGAATTAAGGGATAACCCTGTGCCAGCATAATAAGTATTTACACTAGAAAACTGAACCCAAGGCATAGCTGTGACATTAATTGTGCCTGTTTGTGTTGCTGTGCAAACCCAACCTGTATCTGCTTGACCGCCATTTAAAACGACTGTGTATGCGCCTGGCACTTCTGACCAGACATCCATATCAGTAGATCGAGTCCAAGTGCTTGCAGATGCAATATAGATACCGTTATATTGGCTAAAGCCTTGATTCTTGACAAGAACACGATCACCAGCTAGGGTTGTATAGCCATCAATCGTTTGAAGCCCTGAAAGCGTAATATTGGTTGTTGTAGCGACTTGACACGCTGCTTTAGGGCCAAGACCTTGAGCTACAGTATCAACATAAAACTTATTAGCAATATCAGTATTAAAGCTAGGTGTAGTGCTAATTTGTCCTGTGGTGGCTGATACATTAATAAATACCCCTGTAGATGGGCTTGTAGCACCAATTGTAGAACTATCAATCGTGCTGTTAGTAATGGTTAACCCTGATTGAACAGGGTTTATCGTGGCATAAAAAGGCATATTCTGCCCGATGAACGTATTAAACGACCCATCCAAGTTAAAATACGCTTGGACAGGCAGTAGATTCTGGGTTACAGAATCATTTATGCTAGACATAAATTACCTTTAATAGGCAATACAGTTAATTAAAACCACATCTCCAGCAGACATATTTGCAGCAGCGCCTGTTGTAACAGAATAGCTAGTAAATGTAACTGATGTTGCTGTGCTACCTGTTAGCTGTAAAAACAATGAGCTTCCACTTGTTACATCGGCAGCAAAAGCTAACCAACCATTAGGGGCTGTAGGAAGGCTAATTGTTCCGTTCGCTGCGCCACCTGTGCCGACTGTTACTTTAAAACAAAAAGTGCTACTAGCAAGAACAGTAGGGCTTGTGCCAAAACCACTAGAAACTGTAGGAAGCGTGGTAGAAGCAACTAAATTATTGCCAATAGACAATGCACTTGCATTGTATGGGGCATATAAAGCATTACCACCTTGACCATATAAACCTAAACAGTTGTTATTGGCATCGTATTCAGCCTGAACTGACAATAGATTGATAACTGAACTACTTGCTACGCCTGGGTTTGCCATAATTATTCCTTAGTTTTGATCGACCATAGGCAATACATATAGCGTATTAGCTGTTCCAATAGCTGTAATAGCAAAGCTAGGCGGTACAGCAATCACAGTAGGCTGTGACATTGAAATGCCTAAAACAAAGCTCTGTGAGCTATTTCCACCTGTTGGGAGAACGGCTGCTGGTGCAGTTGTCGTTGTTCCTGCAACGGCTGGAGCAATAGTAATAGCGATAGGTGTTGTACCTACGTTTAAAAAGCCACAAAAGTTCGCTTGATCATTACCATTAGGGGTAATAGTTACAGAAGTTGAACTAGATGTAGTTACTGATATGGCCGTTGTCGGGCCAACAAAGCGGTAAGCTGATACGTTAGCCATGATTTATCCTTAAACAGCAGTAGATGGTGCTGGGCCTTCTAAGCGAGTAACTTGAACGGCATACAAGCCAGAAGCAGGAGTAGCACTAGCAGTAGCGCAATTTCCAAATTGAACTGACAATACGTTTGCAGTTAAGCAATCAGCTTCAGCAACAATGATACCGGCAGTTTGTGTGCCTTGATAACCAATAACAGTTACAAAATCAGTAGTTTGTAAGCCAGGAACGCTAAAAGTCTGTGCAGCAGTTGTATTTAAAGCAACTTGGGCTGGCGTTAATGATGGGGTAATATAAAAAGTTTCGTGGGAATTGCCACGAGTAACTGTGGTACTAGACATAATTTTTCCTTTGCAAAGGGGTAGTGTGGTAAATCTACAACTATTTTACATTGTTTTGTTGATCTCTCAAGTGTTTTCCACAACTTCCTTTAAAAGTTTTGTAGCCAATGTGACCTAGTTCAAATTCAAGATTTGCCCATACTTTGCCACCTATATCTACCCATCTTTGGCAAAAGCTGAAATCTTCGCTTAAACGATTGCCATCAGGCATTTCATAAGGATCAAATAAGGGCCAAAATTGAGTATGTTCGCCTACGCTTCGTAAAGTCTGCCGAGGATAAGCCTCAATCATTTTTTCAGCACAATTACGGCTAATCTTCATAAATCCGCCTGGCAAACCTAATACTTCCATTAACCCTGTTTCTGGGTCATTACGATATTCATCTTTTATGCCAATTTTAAAAGGCCATTCAAATGGGTCTTGTTTTTTAGGGTAAATACCACCTACTACATCTACAGGGTAATCAATTAACTGAATTAATGCTCCTGGCTCCCAAAATACGTCATCATCAATAAACACTAGCGTATCTGCTTTAGAACGTACAAAAGCACCAAATAATGCGCCTCTTGAGCCTGCTATGTCACTATTTCCAATGTCCTCTGCCATGCTAAATTTATCGCCACGACCAATAATATTGATAGCATCTAACAAAATAGCTCTCATAGTCGGAAAATGTACCTTTGCTGAATAGCAAGGCATTGCAATCATTACGCTTTTCATAAACTCCCCTCAGAATGTTAAAAACCCACCCTTTTTTAAGGGGTGGGCTTCTATTTTACAACAGATTACTGTGCTGACAAATCGTAACCATATACATATACGTCAATTGTGCCTGTTACAGCAGCAGAAGATACGTTTACATACAAAGTTTGAGCAGATGTTGCACTTGCTACTAAAGTTGCAGCTACAACTGATGCGTTAGCAGTAGTTGTGTTAGTTGCTAAAGCCGCTTTAGTGTAAATAGCTGTACCACCAGCCGATAAGCCTGTGTAAACACCTAAATAAGTGCTTCCTGTGGATACTGCTGCGCCAGCGTTGTTACAGTTAGCCGTAATAACGGATACTGGAACATAGCTAGTTACATCAATTACGTTAACTGCGGTATCACCTAAAGTTGCCAAGCTAACACCTTGAGCAGTTGCGATCAAACGCAATGCTTGGTTAGAGCCTAAAACTTGTGGGTGAATCGAGGTAGTTACTGCTGGTCCTGGATTAGACATTTTAGTTTCCTTTCGTTATTCGTGAATTAAGCTGCAACACGGCAAGCGAGTTCAGGATACAAGTTAGCCCAACCATACAG